CTCCTAACGGTGCATTCCTAACTGGAGATACTAATGATGTATCTACACTACAGGTACAAAAAGCTAGTGACTTTCGTGTAGCATTAGAAACTATGCGTATGATTAACGACAGATTAAGTGCTGCTTTCTTATTGAACACTAGTGTACAGAGACAAGCTGAACGTGTCACAGCAGAAGAGATACGTTTCATGGCACAGGAACTTGAGACTTCTTTAGGTGGTGTATACTCTATACTATCACAAGAGTTTCAATTACCACTAATAAACCTACTGCTTGAGTCATTAACTAAGCAAGGTAAAATGCCACGTATGCCTAAAGATAGCATCAAACCTACAGTGGTCACAGGTATTGAAGCACTAGGTCGTGGACAAGACTTAAATAAATTAGCTACATTCTTGCAATATCTACAGCCATTAGGTCAAGAGATTATTGCTAGTGAAATGAATGTAGGTGATTACATAGACAGACTAGCAGCATCTCTAGGTATTGATACTTCTGGCTTAATTAAATCTGAACAGCAGAAGCAACAAGAACAGATGATGATGCAACAGCAACAACAAGCAATGTTAGAACAACAAACAGTAGCTGGTATGGCACAAGGTGCTGCACCTAATTTAGCGAAAGCTGCTGTAGAAGAAGGATAATAATATATGGCAGACTCAATTAATACTTTTCAAGAAGAAGCACCTGAATCCCCAGAGCATCAACAAGCTATGCTTGATAGGGAAAGAGGAGCACCTGTGGATGAATCACGTCCTGAATGGCTTCCTGAAAAATTTAAAACTGCAGAAGATATGGCTAAAGCTTACTCATCTTTAGAGTCAAAGCTTGGTCAATCTAAAGAACCCCCAGAATCAGAGGTACAGGAAACCCCTTCTGAAAACCCTTCTGAAGTAGCTGAACTACTAGACAGTAAAGGTCTAGACTTTTCAGTATTTCAAGAAGAATACTCTGAAACTGGTACACTATCAGATGATGCTTACACTGCTCTTAATGAAGCAGGTTTCTCTAAGCCTCTGGTAGATTCGTGGATAGCTGGGCAAGATGCTTTGGCTGACTCCACGAGAGCAAGTATGTATTCACTAGCAGGGGGAGAAGAACAGTATGGTCAGATGGTTCAATGGGCTTCTGACAACTTACCTGAAAGTGAAATAGATGCTTTTAATGCAACAATGAATACGCAAGATGCTAATATGATTAGTCTTGCTGTTCAAGGTATGGTATCACGTTATCGTTCTGAAGCAGAACCTACTCTTATTCAAGGTAGTAATAATTCTGAACCTTCAGGTGGGAAATTTGAAAGCACTGCTCAAATGACTACAGCTATGCGTGACCCTAGATATGCTACTGATCCTGCCTATAGACAAGAGGTGGCTAACAGGTTAGCAAAATCTAGTCTATTCTAATATTGTTGTTATGGTTGGGGGATTAAGTTCCCCCTTCCTTTTAAGTGCACGATTAACTTTGTGTATTTAAAAGGAACTGATCATTCCTAGACACTAAGCTATAAAGACAAACTATTACCCCTGACCCTTTGCGAAGGATACTCTTGGAGAAAGATTGTAGACATGCTGAGTGTAATTTCAACTCAACTTAACTACTAAGAGGTAATTAAAAAATGGCACAAGCTGCTTCAAACCCTGCTTACACCGTAAGCTTTCAGGGTCAAAATAATAATTCAGGTGACGTTAGAGACCTGTTTCTCAAGCTATATGCTGGGGAAGTCCTAACTGCATTTGAAGAAAAGAAAGTCCTAATGGACAAAGTAAGAACTCGTACTATTAGTAAGGGTAAATCTGCTTCATTCCCTATGACAGGTAGAGCAACTGCTGAATACCTGACCCCAGGAAATGAGATTACTGGTGGTAATATCAGAGCAGGTGAGAGAATTGTAACTATTGATGACTTGCTTATCTCTAGTCAATTCATTGCTAATATTGACGAAGCTATCAATCACTATGACGTAAGAAGCATCTACTCTAAAGAAGCTGGTATTGCGTTAGCTAATGAAGCTGATAGAAACGTTGCAAGAATGCTTGTTAAAGCTGCATTATCTACTAATGCTACTAGAGCAGCAGGTCTTGTTCAAGACTATAAAGCATTTAGTGAGGAAGACTTTACTGATAACGTAACTATTGGTTCATCTTCTGGTGATTCTATAGACCCTGCTAAACTAGCTAAAGCTATCTTCGATGCAAAGAAAGAGTTTGACGTCAAGAACGTTGATCATACTTCTGCATGTGTAGCTCTTGCTCCAGATCAGTACTATGCATTGCTAGACGTTTCAGATGGTTCTAAGTTAACTTATATGAATAAAGACTTTGGTGGTAATGGTAACATTGCAGGAGCAACTGTTCCTATGATTGCAGGAATGCCTGTCATTATGTCTAACCATGCTAAAGTTGCTAACTTATATCAGAACTTTACTACTGGTAATGCTGCAGAAGGTAAGACTGCTGACAATGCTCCATTAGCTAATACTGCTGGATCAGGAAGAGCAACTCACTATGACTTGCCAACTGCTAACGTAGATAGTGTAGACATAGTTGCTATTGCTGCTAAGATTAGAGGCTTTATCTTTACACCTGAAGCTGTAGCTACTGTTAAGCTACTTGACTTAGGTATGGAGTCAGAGTATCAAATCAATAGACAAGGTACATTAATGGTAGCCAAGTACGCAATGGGACATAACGTTCTACGTCCTGCTGCTTGTATTGGTCTACTTGAGGCTTAATTATAATAACAGGGAGAGGTTTCTAGAGCCTCTCTCTATATTTATTGGAGTATTAAATGAGTATAAGTTACAGAGGAGAAACCTTTAGTGGTTTACGTATACCCAAACGTACCCCAAGTAATCCTAAAAAATCTCATGCTGTATTAATAGGTACTACAGATAAGCCTAAGATGATTAGGTTTGGTGAACAGGGTGCTGAGACTAATAAATCTAAAAAACAACGTGATGCTTTTAAGAATAGACATCAAAAGAATATTAACAAAGGTGAAACATCTGCAGCTTATTGGGCTAATAAAACTAAGTGGAAAGCATAGGAGAATGTAATGGCAGGAACAACACAGATAGATGCAGTCAATACAATGTTATCTGCTATTGGAGAAGCACCAGTAAGTAGTTTAGATTCTGGACTAATAGAAGCAGAGATAGCTGAGACAATATTAAATACAATAGACAGAGAAGTACAATCTATGGGTTGGCACTTCAACACAGAATTAAATAAGAGCTTTGCTCAATCTACAGACGGTGAAATAATTTTACCTAGTACTATATTAAGAGCAGATGCTACACTGACAGCACAGAGTCCTGATTTAGTACAACGTGGTACAAGAATGTATGATAGGAAAAATCATACTTTTGTAGTAGGTGCTTCAGCACAGTTAGACGTAGTAGTACAATTAGAATTTAATGACTTACCAGAGATATGTAAAAGATATATTACCCTACGTGCTACAAGAGTCTTCCAAGATCGTGTAGTAGGTTCAGGTACATTACATGACTTTCAATTAAGAGATGAACAGAATGCATTGATGGAATTAAAAGAGTTTGATAAAGCTACAGATGATCATAACATCTTTGATAACTACGATACATATGCTATCATTGACAGACAAGGACGGAGAACACTCTAATGGCACTTATCAGTCAATCAATCCCAAACCTAATTAATGGTGTATCTCAACAGCCACCATCTTTAAGACTTAGTACTCAAGCAGAGCTACAAGAAAATGGTTTATCTAACGTTGTTACAGGTTTATCTAAACGTCCAAGCTGTTCACATATAGCTGACTTAGGTACAATCTCTAACTTAGATAAAGCTTTTATACATACTATACGTAGAGATGAGAATGAATTTTATTCTATGGTAGTAGATACTGCAGGTACTATCAGGGTGTTTGACAAAGATGGTGTGTCTAAAACAGTAACCAACAATGCTGCATCTTACTTAAGTGGTTTAACTAAACCTAATCAAGAATTAGCAGCAGTGTCTATTGCTGACTCAACCTTTATTGTAAACAAGAATACAATCGTAGCTAAAGATAGTACAACATCTACTAGTCGTAACCCAGAAGCTTTAGTCTATGTTAAGCAAGCTGACTACTCTTCTACCTATCGTTTAGTATTAACTAAAAGTGGTACTAGTAGAACTGTAGAATTTGCTACTAAATCTAGTACTCAGTCAAGTACATCTTTAACACAGAATGCAGAACGTGGAGCAGCTACTGATTTAATAGCTACTAATTTAAATACGTTTTCTGGTACTGCTGTTAGTAGTACTTATTATGATAACATCACTAACGGTAGTGCTTTATCAGGTTTAAACATTACACGTTATGGTAACGTATTACACATACAATCTACAGATAGTACAGACTTTCAAGTAGAAGTAGGTGACTCTCATGGTGGTCAACATTTACTAGTATTCAAAGATGAGACACCTGACTTTAAAAAATTACCTGTAGAAGCTCCAGTAGGTTATGTCATAAAAGTATCAGGAGATAATCAGAAAGCTCAAGATGATTATTATGTAAGATTTACAGATGATGAAGTATGGAAAGAAACACTAGAGCCTAACATACTAACAAACTTAAATGCTACGACTATGCCACACAAGCTAACTAAATTAGCTAATGGTAACTTTCAGTTTGATCCTGTCACTTATGAACCAAGAACTGTAGGTGATGATAATACTAACTCCTTCCCTTCCTTTGTAGGTTTTACATTAAGTGATATATTCTTTCACCGTAACAGACTAGGTGTACTAGCTGACGAGAATGTTATATTTTCTAGAGCAGGAGAGTTTACAAGCTTTGACTTTTTCCGTAAGTCAGTATTAACTATAGTAGATAGTGACCCTATTGATGTTGCAGTATCTTCTAACAAGGTTAGCATACTTAAACATGCTGTACCTTTTAATGAATCCTTATTATTATTCTCAGATTTAACACAGTTTAAAGTTACTGCTGATCCAGTATTAACACCTGAGACTATTAACATATCTAATACTACAGAGTTTGAAGCCTCCTTAAGAGCTAAACCAGCACAAGCAGGTAGATTTGTTTACTTTGCTTCTAAAAGAGGAGCATGGTCTGGATGTTGGGAATACTTTGTAGATACTGATACAGATAGTAATGATGCTACAGAGATTACAGCACATGTCCCTGAGTACTTAGATGGTGAGATAATTAATATACAAGCTTCTTCTAACGAAGATATGATACTTGTACAAACAGATAATGACCCACAAGCTGTCTATGTATATAGATACTATTGGAGGGGTAGAGAAAAACTACAAGCCTCTTGGTCACGTTGGACGTTTACAGGAGATATACTTGGAGTATCCTTTAATCGTGCTGATATAACATTACTAGTCAAACGTGCTAACAACTTATTTCTTGAACGTATTAACTTATCTGTAGATGATGCTACAAATTATACAACTAATAAATTTAGTATTCATTTAGATAGACGAGTTAGATTACAAACAGGTGGTCTCACAGCTATACCTTATACAGATAGTGCAGTTATTTATATAGATCAGACAGGTAAAATTATACCTTTATCTGCTGTAGCTGCTAAACTAGCTGCATCAGAAGTAGTATTTGCAGGTATACCTTTTCAATTTAAGTACCAGTTCTCTGAGCCTATTGTTAAAAATGGTGACAAATCTATAACAACAGGTAAACTACGTATAAGAAACTATGCAGTTGTTTATAGCAATACAGGTTTCTTTCAAGCAGAAGTCACTCATTCAAAACGTACTCCCTATGTAAGAAACTTTACTGGACGTATTGTTGGTGCTGCTTCTAACGTTTTAAACAAAGCTGCTATTGACTCAGGTACTTATCGTTTTGGAATACTTGGACATGGTAATGAAACAAGCATTGTTATAAAAAGTTCTAGTCATTTTCCATGCACATTTCAGTCAGCTGAGTGGGAAGGATTCTTTGTACTACGTTCTAGGAGACTATAATGAAAGCCCATGTGAGACAAAGCACCCAAGAAGATGTAGATTATCTATGTAATAATCTTAGACCTGAAGATAGGCAAGAGGTGATAGCATCACATGGTAGTACAGAGAAGGCTTTACAAACTGGATTAGATTTGTCTGATGAATGTTGGACATTTCTAGTATCAGAAACAAATGAGATAGCAGGTATATATGGAGTAGCTAAACAGGATGACACAGTTGCATGTGTTTGGTTACTTACTACTCCTGCTGTTCATAAAATATGGATAACTTTTTTAAGAGAGTCTAAAAGATTGACAAAAGAAATGAATAAAAAGTATACTATCTTGACTAACTCTGTTGATGCAGAGTATACTGTGGCTATAAAGTGGCTTAAGTTTTTGGGTTTTACTTTTATTAACAAACATAACCAATGGGGTAAACCCTTTTTAGAATTTGTGAGGATATAAAATGGCTATTGATCCAATGACAGCTTTAAGCATTGCTCAAACAGGAATGAAATTTTTAAAAGCTGATCAAGATGCTAAAGAACAACAAGCTAGGTATGAACAGAATAGAATTAATGCAGTAGCTGCACGTGACTTAAAGATACAAGCTCTTAATACAAGAGCTATACAAGAGTCAGAAGCAGTAGCAGAAGATAAGATGGCTTTAGCTATTAAAGCTTTAGAAACAAAAGAAAAACAGAAAGTAGCTGCAGGTGAAGCAGGTGTAGGTGCAGGTAAAACAGCTAAGAAAATTACAGACTTAACAGAAGCTAGAAAACTTAGAGGTATTTCTAAGTATAACTCTACTATTGATAGCCTTCTTACACAAGTTGAATTAGAAAAAGCAGGTCTTAATGCAGAAGCTATGAATCGTATTAACTCTTTACAGCAAGGAAAACCTCCTAGTTTAATGGGTGCTGTTTTAGAAGGTGCAGGAAATGCAGCTGCAATGGATATAAAATATGGTGATGGTAAAATGTTTGGATTAGATTTAGTTGGTGATAAGAACGTTGCAGCTTTATCTTCTAAAGGTTTGACAGGTGATAATACAACTATATTTCCACAGAGTAACGCATTCTCAATATTAAGTTAAGAGGTTTAAATGGCAAAAAGAACTCCAGTTAGTAGGTTAGAAATTGACAGTATATCAACTTCTCCTGTAGCAAGTCCTGTAGAAACTTATGTACGTCCTGCAGAAATTCAATCACAACCTTCACCTTTAAGTCAATTTGTTTCAGCTATTACTCCAGCAGTTAAAGCAGCTTCTGATAAAAAGTTAGAGACTAAACTTAAACGTGAAAGAGAAATAGAAAGCTTACGTTTAAAGTCTAAGTACAAACAAGCAGAATTAAAAGCTTATGAAATGCATCTTAAGGTTAACCAAGATTATAAAAATAATAAAGATACTTGGCATGAGATGAATACTGCAGATGTTGTAACTAAAGTTGAAAACTTTCAAAGTGGTTATTTAGATACATTACCTAAAGATACTGATCCTCTTTTAATAGAAACAATGAAGCTACAGTTTAAAGAATATAATATTAAACTTATAGCTGACTTTAATGCAGGTAAGACAGAGTACAATAAAACTAAGTTAAACAAGTCTTTTAAGGATATGATAACATTAGAGTTAAGTGCTGATAAAGATAACTCAGTTCCTACTATTCAGAAAATGATTAACGACTTTGCAGAAGCTAATCCTTTACCTAATGGTAAACCTGATTATAAAAGAGCATTAAACCAAGCACATAATCTTTTAGCAGATATGTCAGTAGATAGTGCTGATAATAAATTGTATGATGCTTTGAATACTATGAAGACCAGAGATGGTAAAAAAAGTATTAATGTTATGGACACATCAGAACGAGCAAAGAATACTGCTACTATTAGAGCAAGACGAGATAAAGAGATATTAACCAAACGTGTAGTGTCTAACAAGTCTGAAGGTATTACAAATCGTATTAATGAATCTGTAACTAATAGAACTAAAATAGTTAAGACTTATACTAATCTTAAAGGTGAGGTAAAAACTTTTAGTGATAATGAATTAGAACAATCCTTATTTCGTAATAAGGAGTTTATGTCTTTAAGTGATGGAGAGAAGTATCAAGCATTTAGAGATATGGGTTTTATACCTCCTAGTATTAAAGCTGGTGTATTAGACGGTCTTACTCATTTAAAGAAAGGTGCTGTCATTGGCACACCTGAAACTAATAAAGCTTTAGAAGAGTCTTTCTTAAATTACATGGCTTTAAAAGGTTCAGGTAATGACTTAAGTTTTATTGCTAAAGATGACTTACTTAAAATGGAAGCTATGGAATTTTGGGTAAACAAGTCAGCTAAGATAGGTGAGATAAATATATTAGGAGAACAGACAGAAGAACAAGCTTTTTTAGGTGAAGCAGCTGAAGTTAAAACAGTTAAGAATTATAATGCTGCTGCTAGTAATGTTCAATTTATGGATACTACTATAACAAAACCTCAAGACTTTGGAAAAACAGTCTTAGATGAGATGAACGAAATTTCTCCTTTTTCTAAAGATTTATCAGAGTTAAGTAATACTACTTCAATTCAGAATGAGATAATTAAGAATACTCATATATTAATGCAAGCAAATATACCAATGAATAAAGCTATTATACAAGCTATAGAAATAGCTAAGAAAGATTATTCAATAGTTGAATCAGGTGATGGTAATGCTTATGGTTTTAATCATCTTAATACAAATGTAGATAGTAGTTTAAATCCTGCAGAGATTATACCAAAGTATAATAAATTGTTATTGGATTCTAAGATTGTTCAGAAAAAAGTAATGGAAGCACATGGTTTAAAATCTGGAGAGTTTGACATAGCTATTTACCCAGACCCTACTGATCCTAGAGCAGCTGTTATTAGAATATTTAATGAAGATGGTTTACCTTTAGGTCAACTAGGTGAGAAGATAGATAAGAACAAATTGTTATCTGACCCACAAATGTTAAACAATCTAATAGCTAAAGACATAACTGAGAAAGTTTCTAGTAATGTTACATATACTCCAAATGTTGTGAATAACTCTGATTCTCAAAACATTATAGAGACAGCTTTAAATGTTATAAATCCTATTAGTACTGCTAGTGCAGATAGTACTTTAGATAATACGTCAGGTGAGTTTACACAAGTAAGTTTACCTAGTAATCAAACAACAGGAGATCAAGTGACTATAGAAGGTAACAACATAGAAGATAAAACAGCTAATATGATAGCAACCCAAGAAGGTTTCTCTAGTACTCCTTATAAAGATGGAAGTGATAAGTCAGTAGGATTTGGTTTCTTTTTACCAGCCCTAGAAGATGATGAGAAAGCTTTGATTAAAGATGTTAACAACGTCACAAAAGAAGAAGGTGTTGCAGTACTTAAATTAAAAGTACAAAAAATTGGCAACTACCTAGATGAAGAGATACAAGGCTTTAGAAACTTACCTGAGAAAGCACAGTCAGCTGTGATTAGTATGGGTTATCAACTAGGTGCTCCTAACTTAAAAGGTACTTGGAAGAAGTTCTGGTCTGCTCTTAATGAAGCTTCTGAATATGCAGAAGGTTCTGTTGAACAGGGTTTAGCTTTAGGTAAAGCTCAGTTTAATATGTTGTTTAACGTAGCTAAAGATGGTAGTGTTACTGCAACTAAGTGGGCTACACAGACTGCAGAACGTGCTCTAGAGATGGCTAATGATGTAGGTAGTGCAACTACAGAGACAGTAGAAGCAGTAGCATCAGGTATAACTAACTCTATAATACCGTCTGCACATGCTGATACAAACGTACCAGAAGCAAAGATACTAAAAATAGGTGAACAACCTACTGCTGATATGGTTAGTGATATAGCTATAGCAGTTAATCCAGTAGAAGCAGCTGCTAAATATCTAGGCATTTCTGAAAAAGACTCAGAAGGTGCAGAAGCAGTCAAAGGTTTCTTTGAGAATATTGTAGGTGATTGGAATCCTAACAATGAAACTGTATTAGACTTTGCTGGTAATAAAGCATGGTGTGCAGCTTTCTTAACACAGGTACTACGTGACTCAGGCTTTGATACAGATGCCCTAGTAAGCACAGACAAGTTTAAGCAACTACGTGCTTCTTCTTATGCAAAGGTAGGTACTTCTGTAGATATAAACCAAGCTAAAGCTGGTGATATTATGGTTAAGTATCATACTGACGAAGAGAAGAAAAAGTATAAGGCAGCCTTTGGACATGTTGGTATTGTCTACAAAGTAGATGGTGACCAAGTATGGTTCATAGGTGGTAACTCTGGTGATAAAGTTAAGATGGCTTCTTATAATCATAAAGATAAGCAAATAGATATAAGAAGGTTAACTAAAGCAAAAGACATTAAGACTGAGAGTATTCCTGCTTTACTTGACTTAAAACTACAAGGTCAGATAACTGCTTCTAATTTAAAGAATTGGTTAAAGCAAACTAAGATAGCTGAGTTGCTAGATATGGACAATTAAAAAGGAAACAAAATGGCTCAACAAACCTTTCTAAAAGAACTAGGTATAGAAGGACTAGATAATACTAGTATTCCTATAGCTACTACTATTGATGAAGCTGCTATCTTAAAGAATCAGGTAGCTAACGAAGATAATAGTAGAGGTTTAATTGATAGTTTAGGTACTGCTTACAATGAAAATCAGTTGATATGGAGTGCTAGGGATAGTATAGATAAATATACTACAGACTCTACTACTCCTATCAGTACCTTTACTCCAGACTTAGTTAAACAATTAACAGAAGGTTTACCTACTATAGCTGTTCAAGAAGTTTTAGAAGAAGCTCAGTTACATGGTATGACCAGAGCTATGAAAGTAAGAACACAGTATCTTAATACAGTTAAGAATCGTGCTCAACTTGCTGCAGATGGTTGGACAGGTGTATTTGCTAATGCAATTTCATTAATGTTTGACCCTACTGAGTGGGCTACTATATTAGGTACAGGAGCAGTAGCTAGTACTGTAGGTACTCCAGCAGCAGGAGCAGCAGTTGTTACTGCAGGTGCTCTTAAACGAGCTTACAGTGTTAAACGAGCTTTTACTGTAGGTGCAGCTGTAACTGCAGCAGAGAGTGCAGCTTTTGAAGCTATCAGAGCAGATGCTAAGTATGATGTTACTGCCAGTGATGTAATAATTGCAGGTGGAGCAGGAGCATTGTTTGGTGGTGGTCTAAACTCAGCAAGGATTGCTTTTAAAAGAGCAGGAGACAGAGCTAAGATTGCAGAAAAAGTTAAGAATGGAGATACACTTACACCATCAGAAAAGATATTCCATGATGAGTTTAACGTAGATGCTTTAGCTACTAAGATTATAGACAAAGAATTAGAAGGTGAAAAGTTTATTGAATCTATTGATGGTATAGATACTTTAGCAGCAAAAACAGATGCTGACGTAGAAGCTATACCTAAGATAGCTGGTTGGAATATGTTTGGTTTACGTGAGCTTCTATCAACAGGTGCTAGATTAGGTAACTCAGATATAAGCTGGGCTAGGTATGCAGGTTCAATACTAGGTATGAATACTGTTGGTTATAAAGGTGCATCAAAAGTTACTCAAGCTTCTGCATCTGAGATAGCTGAACAGTTACAGTTAGTATACCGTAATAGAATATCTAACATTATGCCAAACGCACAAAAAATGTGGAAGAAAAATACTGGTGCTACTATAGAAGAATTTAATAGAGCAGTATCACGTTATGTTAGAGGTATTGATGTAGATGATATACCTAATGAAGTACGTGTTGTAGGAGATGAAGTTAAAAGAGTACAAGACGAATTAGCTAACTTAGCTATCAAATATGATGTAGCTGGGTTTAGTAAGAATATGTTAAAGAATCATCCTAACTACATGTCACGTATCTTTAATGACGATAAGATTAGACTATTACGTCAGAAATTAGGTAGTGATGCTGATACAAAAATAGCTAAACTAATTGAAGAATCTATGAGAAAAGGTCAACCTGATCTTGATTCATTTGTAAAGAGAAGTCTTGAAGGTAAAAACTTACCAGCAAAGCCTAAAGCTGTAGCAGCTTATGTTCGTAAAATAGCTATGGCATATACTAAAAGTATAACAGACCCTAAATCTACTAAGGTAGGAGAGGCAGGTGTTTATGAAATGAACCTAGATGATCTTGCAGATATATTTAGAGAAGGTGGTTTTAGTAAGGCAGAGATAGATGATCTTACAGATTTCTTTACTAAGACTAACATTCCTAAATCTCATAAACGTGCAAGACACCGTATGATCTTAGATGAAGGTACTACTATTAAAGTATCTAATGCTGCAGGAGAGATAGAAGAAATAAGGTTTACTGATCTATTAGAAGAAGACGGAGAACAACTTTTAAATAGCTACATATTTCAATTATCAGGTGCAATAGGTTTAGCTAGGAATGGTATTAATACTAACCAAGCTGGTTCTGGTTTTGAATCTCTTATAACAAAGATACAACAAGAAGGTAAAGATAAATTTCTAAAACAAGATGAGATAGATAAGCAAGTAGGTGCTGCACAATTTATGTATGATGGTATTACTGGCAGACTAGCTCATAGTGATAAAGTATCTAACAATGCTAGAGAAAATCTTATAGCTGTTAGAGCTTTTAGTTTTGCTGTTAACATGGGTATGTCAGGCATGTCAGCCTTAATGGAGCTTAGTAACTCTTTGATGGAATATAGTCTTATGACTATTATTAAATCTGCTCCTGCATATAACCAACTCTTTCAACAAGCTAGTAAAGGTAGGTTACCTGATGGTGTAATGAGAGAATTAGTCGAAGCATTAGGAATGGGTAATGAAGTTGCTTTAGGCAGATGGAATGCTGTTACACGTTATGACACAGAAGACGTAGGTGGTATTATATCTCCTGAACGTAGTTTACCTAAAAAGAAAGGTTGGAGTGTTAAAGCTATTTCAGAAAAAGTCTCTTTCTGGTCTCAAAAGAAAGTTGCTTACTGGTCTGGTTTAACAGGTGTAACCCAAACTCTACGTAGATTATCCATGATGAACTTTACTAATGAGTGGGCATTAGCTGCTCGTAAAGGTAAACTACCCTTTTCTGCTATTAAGAGACAGCAGTTAGGTATTACTGATGAAATGGGTGAGAAGATACTAAAAGTTATGAATAGTAATTTAGTTGAAAAAGCACCTAATGGAAGAGTAACTAAGCTTAATATTGCTAAGTGGGATGAAGATGTTAGAGAAGCTTTTAGTGCTATAGGTTTTAAGGATGCTAGAAATAACGTACAAGAAACTAACATAGCCTCAAGTAATTCTTTCCTAAAACAAAGTCAAATTGGTAGAACAATGTTTCAGTTTATGAACTTTACTTTAGGTTCTTTAGAACAACAAAGTCAGAGATTAGGAGTTAGAATTGGTCAAGCAGATGCTACAGTAGCTAAAGTTATAGTTGCAGCAGTAGGTATGGGTGCTCTTATGTACTTAACTAGGACACAGTTAAATGCTCTTGGACGTAGTGATGCTGACGAATACATTAAAGAACGCATGACACCAGCTAACTTAGCTATAGGAATGGTATCACAAATAGGTGCAGCTAGTATGTTTTCATATATCTATCAATTAACTACAGGTGCTATGAATGGTAATGCTTATGCTATAACTCCACCAGCTTTTGCTATTACACAAAATATAATAGGCTCTGTAGCTAATCTAGCAGAAGGTGATATGACAGAAGCTGAATGGAGAAAGCTTTTAAGAATCTTACCTTTCCAATCTTTATACGGAGCTAGACAAGCAATCAATGCAGTTGCAGATCAATTTGCTAACTAAAGCTAAAGTTACAACATTAATAACGAGGAATACATATGCCATTATCATATCAAAATAATACTGGGGATAACAGTACTGATACATTTAGTATCCCCTTTACGTATAGTGCAACTAGCGAAATAAGTGTTACAGTTGATGGGGTAGCTCAGTCAAATTTGAGTTTCCCTTCAACTTCTACAGTGCAATTAACCAGTGCTCCTGCTAGTGGCACTGTTGTACAAGTTAGACGTACCACAGATTTATCATCAAGAGCAATAGACTTTGCATCTGGTTCAGTATTAACAGAAGAAGACTTAGACAACTCTAATATACAAATCTTTCACTCATCTCAAGAAGCTAGAGACTTAACTGCTGACTCAGTTAACTTAAGTCAAGATGATAAATGGGATATGCAGAGTAAAGTTGTTAAGAATGTGGCAGACCCAACAGCTGCTCAAGAGGCTGCAACTAAGAATTACGTAGATACGTCAGCAGCTTCACAAGTTGCACAGGCAACAGCAGCTAAAACTGCAGCAGAGACTGCTAAAGCAGGAGCTGAAACTGCTGAAACCAATGCAGAGACTGCTGAAACAGCAGCAGAAGCAGCTAGAGATGCAGCAGTAGTAGCTAAGACTGCAGCAGAAACAGCTAAGACTGCAGCAGAAACTGCTGAGACTAACGCAGAGACAGCTGAAACTAACGCAGAAACAGCAGAGACTAATGCTGAAACAGCTGAAACTAATGCAAGTACCTCTGCAACACTAGCAGGTAACTATGCAAACAAAGTTGATGGTGCAGTAGAAAGTTCTAACTATTCATCTAAGGCATGGGCTTTGGGTGGTACTGGTGTTACAGATACTGCAGGTTCAGGTGGTGCTAAAGAGTGGGCAACAGATACAACTAATCAAGTAGATGGAACAGAATACTCAGCTAAAGAATATGCTATTGGAACACAAGCAGGACAGACTTCAGGTTCAGCTAAACAATGGGCTATTGGTGGTGGAAATGGTTTTAGTACTAACACTACAGTAGATGGTAGTAATTACTCTGCTAAGTATTGGGCTGAACAAGCTGCAGCATCAGTAGATAATTTTGATGATACCTATTTAGGAGCTAAATCTAGTGCACCTACACTTGATAATGATGGTGATGCTTTGAACGCAGGGGATTTGTACTACAATACTACTGATACTAATATGAAAGTTTACAATGGTTCAGCTTGGGAAAACGTAGCAGTTAGTACTGCAGGTTTTGCTTCAGCAGGTTTCTCAATAGCAATGAGCATAGCTTTATAAAGGATAAGAAATGGCACAGAATTTTAGACGATACACTCTACAAGGAGTAGGTACTGCAGCAGCAGATATTCCTGACGGAGCTAACTTTGATTCTTATGATACAATCGTAGGAATACACATGACAAACACAGCCACAACTGCAATACTTGTAGACTGTTATATTAATAATGGGACAGCAAACGTGTACTTAGTTAAAGGTGCACCCATAGCAAGTGGAGGTGCTCTACAGGTTTTAGACGGTGGAGCAAAGATAGTTGTTCAATCAGGAGACAGACTATACATTAAATCAGATACTGCCTCATCACTAGATTGTTGGGTTTCTGCAGTAGATGCAATTAGTTCATAAGGAGATTTATTATGGGATACGTAGGTAACCAAACTACAAACTCGTACTCTTCTATGGTTAAACAAGATTTAACAGGAGCATCAGGTGCTTCAGTTACCTTAAGTCATCCTGTAGCTAATGCTAATGAAGTAGAATTGTACATCAACAATGTAAGACAAGAACCAACAACATCTTATACAACAAGTGGTACTACATTAAGTTTTGTAGGTTACACAGTTGCAGCATCAGATGACATCTACGTCATATTTTCTGGTAAGGCTTTACAAACTGTAGTTCCCCCTGATGGCTCTGTAAGCACAGCAAAGATTGCAGATAGTGCAGTCAACCTTACATCAAAGGTTACTGGTGTATTGCCAATAGCTAATGGTGGTACTGGTGCTACTAGTTTTGTAAATACATATACACAATTAGGTACTACAACTGCTACAACTTCTGGAGAAAGTGTAACTATAACTGGAATACCAACAACAGCTAAACAAATTATTATACATTTTATGGGTGTTTCACATAATGGCTCTGGTGGCAATAGAACTTACACTATGTTATTAGGAACAGCTAGTGGAATAGCTACGTCTGGTTATTTTTCTACAGTAGCAGCTACTGGAACTGGTAATGCTCAAGGAACAAGTACTGGACAATTTGCAATTTATTATGAAGCAAGTGGGTCAGATACTTTATATGGCAATGTAACTTTAAATTTAGCTGATAGTGCTACACACACATATACACAAACTGGTGCTTTAAGGTCAGGTGGCTACGTTGGTTTGTCTGGTGGTATGTGTAATTTAGGTGGAGCATTAACACAAGTTAAAATTCTTGTTA